TTAAATAAATAAATCTTACAAATTTAAGTAATAATTCAATCAAAATCTATTTAAATATTATTTAATCATACATTATAAAATGTTTGGGTTAATATTACAACCGAAAACTAGCATAATGCGGGGAATTACTAAAATTGAAGATATGAAAGATAAGGATTGTACAACCATCGACGAATATATTAAAAGTGTCACTGTAAGATACAAATCATATAAGCTGAAAAAGTATATGAAGGGGTTCCTTAGAGGATTATTGGTTGTCTCAGGTTTTGCTATAACGACCATGACTACATATAATAATCCGTATTTTGATGGTGAGTCAAATTATGCGAATATTATTGTTTGGTATTTTTCAATATCAAATAATATTATAAATTTAGTTTTAGAGAAGGTTTCTGCATTTGATCTAGATGATGAGAAAAATAAGATAAAATTATTAATTAACGAGGGATTATTATATAATGACAATAAAGATAATTATGCTCTATATACAGATGAACATAAAATGAAATTGAAGAAATTAGAATATTTTAAAAGCACATGTGAAATGATATATGAAATGGATTCTTACGAATTTTTGACTAGAGAATATGATAGGCCTCCACATATTAAGTTTATCAATGATAAAAAGAAAAAAAGAACAGAAGATTTATGGAGAGATGCAAATACTCCTGATAATTTAAAAAAAAATAGACGCGAATATCAACCGCCAAATTTAGTTAATTTGCATGTAGATAATTCTAATGAATTAGAAACAACCTTTCCCGAACAAGAACCTGAACAAGAACCTGAACAAGAACCTGAAGCAGAAGTAGAACCTGAACCAGAGACGAACGTCGTCGCTTGGAGGTGATATGACTAAAAAAATCTTATACATATTTAAATTTATTAATCATTAATCATCATCATCTGATGAATGCGCGTACGCGCAATAACAGCACACATCTGTTTGAGTATTTGGAAAATTAGTATATGATGAATATTCATTACATATTTCACATTTTATAATATATAATTCATTTAAATGAATCTCGGAGTTATTAGACTCCCATTGATATCCACTTTCTGATTCAATATTTCCTGTAATTATTGTATTGATTATATTATTAATAATTATATTACTGAGTCCATCAGTGTTTATTAAATTGCCCCACCAATATTCATCTACAAATAAAAGTGACACAAATTTTTCTAATATATTTTTAATTCTGAATTCACACCACTCGTGTGATACATTTAATAAATTGGATTTCAATATATCAATATAATCATTTTCGTGATCAAATAAATATCTGAAATCTAATTCTTCCTCGTCATTATCAACAGATTTCACCATTATATTATAAAGTTGTTCTCTTATTTCTTCTTCAATTAGTGTATATTTTGATATTTCATTTTGAGATATGACAGTCTTTTCGAATAATGGTCGTCCACAATTATTATCTTCTAATAGTTTTATCTTCTTTTTAAGTTCTTCATTTTCTTTTTGTGATTCAGATAATTCATCATTCATATTTTCTATCATTCGCATGACATGTGGTTCCGTATTATAATAATCACTCATTTGTGGTTCCATATTTAATTAATTATTTAATAAATATTTAATTATTTCAAATTCTAATTATTTTTATTTATTTTTAAATTCAAATTTAATTTTAATTTTCTTCGGAACTATATGAACTATCTGAATCATAATCAGAATCAGATAAAAATTCCTCAACATCACGCATTTTATAATAATCTATTTGGTCTTGTAATTCTTTTTGAATGGCGCAATGTTCTTCCTTCAACATATTAATAGTTTTATTATATTTTTCTTCATTTTCTTTTATTTCTTTATAGTGTCGTTCTAACAAATCTGGCAGAAGATTAAATAGTTGTTCACCACCATTTACAGATTTCAATAATTTAAGGGTTTGTTGTAATTTTTCTTCAGTTATTTTAACAAGTCCTTTATAATATAATATGCTTTCCATATTTATTTATATTTATAAAATAATATTTAAATAATAGAAAAAAAAAAGAAATATATATTTATAAATATTATTATAGATTATCCAGATTAGAATACAAATATGCTAGTTCTATATCAATATTTTCAATAGTTTTATTACTATTTGTAATAATATTGACAAGATCTTCTTTTAACAGAGTATAATGTTTAATTTTTTTAAGGATGCAGAGTTCTTCTTGTGCCTTTGCAAGAAGAGTTTTATTTTTATTACAGATATAATGATCTTTGTTAAGTTTTACGAGAATATGGGCTGCTTCCAGTTCTTCGTTAGTATTGTCATTATTCTTCATAGAACGGGTTCGTACCATATCTTATTATAAAAAAATTTATTAATAATTTCAAATTTAAACTAAATAGACTCATCATATTCCTGGTCAATCAAAGATCTAATAATATCTGTATCAGATGCATCTGATGTATCTGAATATTGTGATTCTGAATTTGTTTCTGAATATTGTGATTCAGAATATGTATCTGAATAATCTGATTCATTTGGGTGAAAGTTTCTATTGGCAGGAACCAATCCATCATAATCGAGTCGCCACGAAGTTGGACGAGAAGTCCACCCTGTTGTTTGTCTGATAATGCGATTAGTATTTTGATGAAATGGAGCATATGTAGAAGATTTCCTAAAATAATTACGTCGTTGTTTAATGCTCATCCTATCTGCTGGGTTTATAGATGGTGATATGTATAGATTTACCTCTGCCATAGTAGAGTGGACGAGAAGGATAATGTCCCGAGCGATAGGATTTTTAATTGGATGGGAACGACACATAGGACATTTATCATTACCTGTTTCGTTACAACGAAATTTACATTCTCCACACATAAAATGAGTAGTTTTCCCACAATTAATAGAATTATCTGAAGTATTATCTACTTGTCCAAAGCAAATACAACACTCCACTTGTGATGATTTCTTCCTCTTATAGTTGGTTTTTATCTTTTTCCTATAGTTTTCTTTTTCTTTTTTCTTCTTTCTTTGAGAAGTTTTTTTATTAATATCACGTTGTTTATATTTGGGGTGGCTATAAACCATGTTTAATGAATTAATTGATTTATATAATTGATAATTTAGAAATCAAATTTATAAATTATTAAGATGGAAAAAAAAATAATGGGGAATATAAATAATATAATAATATTAGTAATCTTTTAAATCAAAATCGTATGTAGATTTTAACCATCTTCTCAAAGGGTGATAACAACTCATACCACTATGTACAATAATTTCTCCACCATTTTTTTTAATACTATATTTATTTTTATTACTTTTGAGAGGTACACATATGAATCCGTTTTTCTTGAGTGTGGCAATTACACCATTTACAAATTTGCGGTTAAAATGCTTAGACATAATAATAAAAAAGTTAGAAATATTAATTCAAATTTATTTTTTTTTATTTAGAGTTTTCTACAATGGACATAATAATATTCTTGGCGATGGCGGGTTGGATAATATCATCGTAAAATTTCTTATTGAATTCTTGTTGTTTGAGTTTCTCTTCTTGTTTGTTCTTTTCAAGAAGATTATTCTTGGCATTAATTTTAGCATTTTCCTTAAAGGATAGGTCAAGAAATTCATTGTCAGACATATTCTTTAATTTAGTAGATTCTTGTTTCTTAGAAGCGGCAACTTCCGCATTATGCACGGAAACTTTTGCCTTAAGCATGTCCCTATAGAGTTCCTTGTATCGTTCATTACGAACCCCTGGGTTCTTAGTCTCAAAGATACGGAGTTTTTTAGTTGTCATGCGAATAGCTCTGTAAGTCATTGTAATTAGATATTTATTTGTTATGAATTCTTTAAGGAATTTCTTTGATTAATTGATTGAATTTTAAAAATGTCCATTTCAAATTTAAAATTTATAAAAAAAGAATGAGGACACTTTAAGGATTGACTGTTATATTTATATCATTATTATCAATAGCTACTGGGTCCTCATTAAATGTAACAATTTTTTTTAATTCTATATTTTTAAGAGTTTTAGGTTTATCTTCTATTAGATCTTCATCAAATACATTAAATGAAGAAAATTCAGTTATATATCCTGATAATGCTTTTTCACCTTTGAGTGATGAATATGATATAGATAATGAATTATATATTTTCAATAATATTAAGGCAACATATGAAGTATAACTGGTAACTGCTTGTATTCCTACATAATTGTCATAAATAATGATTGAGGATAATATTAAATTTATCATATATACAAAACTCGTGACAGATGTCATTTTAAAATATCTATTATTTTGTTTATATAATTCCAGTTTTAGTTCAGGTTTTTCATTTATAATATCATCTAAATGATTATCGGGAAAATCATGATTAATATCAAAATACTTAACACACCAATTTTCTCTCTGTAATTCAATGACATAAGTTATTAAAAATAAACCTACACATAAAAAGTTAAATCCTAATGTAATATTGTGAAACATATCATCTGTTTTATGTAAATTATCTGATACAGAACAAATAGATGTTTCATATTCATTAATATCATAACTACTGGAACTATCGGATAATTCTCCACATTTTTGTGGAACAAATAAGATTAATAAACTGCCCATTATTACTTTATAACTTTGAAATATCCATAATGCGCCTATTTTTAAACGTTCTTTCATATCATTACTTACTTTCATTTTATATTATATAAATATTTTTAAAATTTGATTTAAAATTTGATTTAAAAATAAGTTAATAAATATAATTAAATAATATGTCAAATATCTTTGTCCCTCATGAATTTTACTGCCCAATCACAGGAGACCTTATGAAAGATCCAGTATCTGAACCGGACGGTCATACTTATGAACGCGACGCAATTATGAAATGGTTATATAAGAGTAATACATCACCTATGACTAGGAACACTTTACTCGAAAGTGATTTAAAACCCAATATTTCTATGAAGAAAAGTATTGATTCTATTAAGGATAAATTATCTGAAGATCAGCTTAAGATTAATTCACAAATTATGGATTTAGAACTCAAAGAATTTAATGATGTATTAAATGATATAAGTATGAAAGCATCTGTTCGTAATAATGTATTATTTGTCAAAACTGATGTGCCTAATGTAGAACAAAGACCTCCTGTAGATATTGTTTTATGTATTGACATATCTGGTTCTATGGGATCCGATGCACCTTTAAAAGGAAATGATGGTAAATCTACTAGTTATGGTATTTCTGTATTATCTTTAACTGTTGCTGCCGCGAAGACAATTCTTAAAACTCTTAATGATAAGGATAATATTTCTATTGTAACATATTCAAGTGTTGCCGAGGAATTATTTATTGATATGGAATGTACTAATGAGAATAAGAAAAATATTGAATTAGGATTGGATAACTTAAAACCAACGAATACTACGAATATTTGGGATGGTCTCAAAACATCTTTAGATATTTTACGATTAAATTCTCCACCCAATAAGTTAAAGGTAATTAAATTACTCACGGATGGTGTGCCAAATATCGAACCAAATAGAGGCCATGAATATATGTTAGAAAAATATTTTGAAAATAATAACTTTAAATGTATGATAAATTGTTATGGTTTTGGATATAATCTTAAATCTGAATTATTGGACAATCTTTCTCGTATTTCGGGGGGAGATGGATATTCATTTATTCCAGATTCATCTCTATTAGGAAATATCTTTATCCATGGAGTAAGTAATTTCTTCACTACAGCTGTGACTGATGTCCCTGTAAAGATTGTTTATAAAGATAATACTGTGGATAAGGTTAATATTAATTCACTAAAGTATGGACAGAGTAAAAATATTGTAATGGAAGTTTCTAAGGAAGTGTTATATGTAGAAATGGATATAAAGGGAAATATTATTAAATCAGATTTACATGATATGTTGGATGATTATTATTATGAACAACTTTATAGATATAAGGTATATAATATGATCGAAGCATTAATTACAATGAAAAAGTTCAATGACCCCGGATTTAAAAATAGTTTGGATAATTTAATTCTTGAAATCTCATTTAATAATGATGTGAAAGATAATGAATATATTAATAATATATTATTTGATTTGGATGGTCAAGTTAAGGAATCATTAAATATGACTACGGTGGGTGAAAAAGCAGATTGGTTTAGCAAATGGGGTATTCATTACCTTCGTTCTCTTAAAGTAGCATATGAGAATGAAATTTGTAATAATTTCAAGGATAAGGGTGTGAGTAATTTTACTGGTCGATTGTTTGAGAAACTGCGTGATGAAGTATCAGATATCTTTGATAATATGGAACCACCAAAAAAAGGCACTGCAAATACTCACTATAGAGGCGGACCAGCGATTGCTCCACTTCATTCTATGCATTCATATAGGGATAATGGCGGAGGATGTTGTGCACCCGGGAGTATGGTAAGAATGGATGATGGAACACTGAAACCTGTAGAAGAAGTAAAGAAAGGTGATGAAGTAGTTACTATTATATCAAAGAATGGTATTGATTATATTGATTCAGGAATTGTTGAATGTGTAGTTGTTACAGAATGTTCAGGTGGATATCAAAGTATGGTAAGTTTGAATAGTATCACAGGAAAAAAGTTAAATATTACACCATATCATCCAGTAATTATGCCTGGAAAAAAAGAATGGATTTATCCTAATAGTATTAGAGGTAGTGAAATAATTAAATGTTCTGAAATGTATACATTTGTATTAAGTAATCGTGAGTCAATTATTGTTGAAGATTATGTATTTGCAACATATGGTCATGGATTGAGTGATAATTCTGTTATTCAACATGATTTCTTTGGTACAGATTTAGTAGTAAATGACCTTAAGAATTTTAAGAATTATAATTCTGGAATTGTTTATCTGACAGATGGTATGTTTATTAGAAATAATGATAGAAATGTATGTAAAATAGGGATTTCTTGGAAATATAACGACTTTTCAAATATGTTATATAATTCTAAAATTTAGTATGGGCGCATCTAAAATATAATATTATATAATTTATATGTTATCACAAACATTATTAGATTCAGAAGATGATATAGATTATTTAAAATATTGGGAAAAAACAATAATGTATAAATTTTTTAGAAAAAAACAGCCATCTGAAAGGTGGTGTAAACAATTAAGAAGAATATTAGATAGTGGTAATAAGAACAAGTAGTTTATTTTTTTTAAATATATTATAATAATATATTATATAGTAATGGTTGGAGGATTATTACAATTAAAAGAAAAAGGCGCCCAAGATTTATATTTAACTGGACAACCACAGATTACTTTTTTTAAAACTGTATATAGGAGATATACAAATTTTTCTATAGAGTCAATGGAACAATTATTTGATAATTTGCCTAGACATAATGCGACTTGTAGGGTAAATGTAGATAGAAGAGGTGATTTAATTCATAAAATTTACTTAGAACAAGAAATACCAACTTCAAAGGATCTAGTAGCCATTACCAATTATGGTTATAATTTTATAAAAAAAGTGGAATTATCAATTGGTAATAAATTAATAGATTCCCATACTAGCAATTGGTTAGAAACTTATGCTGAATTGACACAGCCTAATGAATTTGGTAATTTTACATCAGCACATAATGCATTATTTATGAATTCTGCTCCGAATGTAGGTATGGGCCATACAAAAGGTAACAATGTGAGTCATACAGCAACAAGATTCCAATCGATGTGTATGGCCGGTGGTGTAGATAGATATAATTTAATACCTTATTTTGATACCGATCGCACTAACATACAAACGCCACCACCAAATATAATAATACCTTCGAAAGAGCAAGTTACACAATTAGGTAATCCCAATCCTTATTATGATACAACAGTCATGGGTGCTCTTGTCACCGGAGCAGTAAATGATTATGCAGAATATTTATATAATAATGAACATCATATAATTTATACACCATTACAATTTTGGTTCTGTAGAAATATAGGTTTAGCACTTCCCTTAATTGCATTACAATATAATGAAGTGAGTATAGATATATCTTTTGACGCTTTTATAAATGATAGTATAGTGCCAAAAATGTATATAGATTATATATATTTAGATACTGATGAAAGGAGGAGATTTTCTCAAATATCACACGAATATTTAATAGAACAAATACAAATTGGTGGGAAAGGTAATAAATTAGGGACCGCTAATTTACTAAATTTAAGTCATCCCGTTAAGGAATTAATTTGGGTATCCGGCGACGGCGCGAGCGCAGACTACGGAGGCAAACCGTTAAAAGGAAAATGGGCACTACAAATTAATGGGTATGATAGATTTACAGAAAGAGATACAACATATTTTACAAAACAACAAGTTAATGATTATCATTCAGGATATGGAGGCGTAACTACTAAAAACTCGATTGCTGTATATTCATTTGCATTAAATCCCGAAGATCATCAACCTAGTGGGACGATGAATTTTTCCGTAATTAAAAATGTTTATTTAATAAATAATTTATATAATGATCAGACTACTGAGGCAAGTGACATATATACTCTTTATGCTGTAAATTATAATGTATTAAGGATAATTTCAGGCACGGCAGGTTTGGGTTATGTGTAAATTTGATTATTTATATATTAGTTTACAAAAAAAAATGTCTTTAAAATTAATATTAGGCTCTATGTATTCTGGAAAAACAACTGAAATTTTAAGAATAGTTAATTCATTAAAACATATTGATGAAACACCTATTATCATCAAACCAAAAATAGATGACAGATATTCATCTAATAAGATATCTACACATAATAAACAAGAATATGAGTGTCTAACATTAAATAAATTGAGTGAATTTAAAAATACTTTGTATGTTAAATATATTATAATAGAAGAAGCTCAATTCTTTGATGATTTATATTTATTTGTTATAGATCAAGTGGAATTAAGAAGGAAACACGTTATAGTTGTTGGATTAGATGGCGATTCGAACAGAGTAAATTTCGGAGAAATACATAAACTTATACCATTGTGTGATGATATAATTAAATTAAAGGCATATTGTTCAATATGTAAAGATGGTACTTTAGGTATATTTTCAAAAAGAATATCAAATTCAAAAGAAAAAGTATTAGTAGGTTCGGAAGAGGATTATATAGCAGTGTGTAGAAAATGTTATTTAAAATAATAATTTTATAAAGATAAAGTAATTAATCGTTTCATTACTACAAAATATCTGTTCTGCACAGAGGACATGATTTATTATTATTTATCCAGGGCGCCAAACAATCCTTATGAAATATATGAGAACAATTTAATTTTTTTAATATATCTTCATTTTTAAATTCATCTAAACATATTGAACAATTATTTTCTGGTAATTCATTACATACAATTAATGTATTTAAATTTTCAATATTAATTGGCATTACAATTTCATCCATTCTATCATATTTAAATTTATTATAACATTTAAATCCATATACACATCCTAAACTAAATAATGTTAATCCGAAGAGTTTCCAATATGTTATTATATTATTATAAATTAATATATTCGTATTATTATTACTATTATTATGATAAATTATGATATCATTTTCGGGTATATTATATAGTTGTAATTCATTATCTGTATTATTATATATTATATTATCTATATATCTCATATTAATAATTTATATATAAATTAAAATCCATTATATTTAATAATTAAACCTTTAATATTATTATATATTTCTTTTAATACTTTTCTTAATAATAAATATTTATCTTTATTAATATTGTTATAAATATTGATTATAACTTCATATAATTCATAAATAATTTCTAAATTTTCTAAAATATTATTTTCAATTTTATTAAATTTGTATTCGTTATTAATAGATTTGCATCCAATTAAATTATATAATTTAGATAAAATATAATATTCATTATCTATTTTATTTCTGAATAAATAACATTCAATATCTTCTAATTCTTCTACTAAATTGTTCGAATTAATATATTTTCTTAAATACCATAATAATTTAGGGTTTTCGAAAGTGGTATCACATTCAATTACTTGCCTATTATCATTAATAAAATATTCATATATTTTATCTAAGTTTTCTTTTTTTATAGATGTATTTAATTTAGTTATAATATTATATGTTTTATTTAATTGTTTGGTAGAACCTATTATATTAGGTAAATATCCTTTCATTAGAGATAAATAATCAATATTACCATAAAATATTACATTACCCTTGCTATCTTGACCCCTTCTACCTGCACGACCACTCATTTGTAAATAGTCTTCATTAGTAAAATTATTATTACCATTAAATTCCATTAAACAACATGTTCTCACAGGTAAATCAATACCCATACATAATGTTTTATCAGATATTACTATTCCTATTTGTCTATTAGACAATAGTTTTTGTAAAATCCATTTATATTCATCAGGCATGGTTTCTATATATAATCCGACCCCTCTTTTAAGCATTTGAAATATAGGATGTTCATATGATATTTTAATACCTAAGGTTTTCATAATTTCTCTTCGTACATCTCTAATAGTGTCCGCAGACATAGGCTCATTCATACTAAAACAGAATGAATCATGTTTTTTAAATACATCTTGATAACAAAAATCTGGATTATCTGTAAATAATTTAAATTCTTTATTTAAATTATTTTTCTGTAAACGTTTTAAATCTTTTTCTACATTAGATCTATCAATATCATTCAAGCAGCTTTGATATAATGTTGAAACATCTGTAATATTCTTTTCCCTATATTTTCTGTCAAAACTATCTAATTTAGCATTTTTATCTGTAATAGGATCCTTAGAACTTTTAGGAATTTTGATATTATTAGTAAATTTAGCTCTTTCTTCTAAATATTTTTCATATAATTCTTGTTTTTTTTCTAAAATTAAATAATGGAATGGGTATTCTTTTTCTTCAGATTCTGCTAGATTTTTATATATATAATAAAAAATATCTTTACATACTGGAGAATTAGTATTAAAAATTATCATAGGGAACATATCTTTATCATTACAATTTCTTAAAAATTTAATAATATTTTCTTTATTATCTGTATTAGATTTACTAAATTTTAGCTTACTTAAAATTTCATTAATTTTATTATCATTTTTATTATCAATAATAAATTTCTTTAATAATTGTTCATATTCGAAGCAATCGTCCAAAGTTAATAATTTATTTTCTTTAAAATATTCATCTGGAGACATATTTTCTATTAAATCTTCACAATCATTCTCTTCATATATTTCTTCAATATGTCCCCATAATACAGCACAATCATTAGGTGTAAATGATAATGAATTTTTAATAAAATCAACATTTAAATCATTATTGTCTATAGAACATAATGGATGAATAGATTTTAATTCATTATTATAAATCCATCTTTGGTGGTTGATAAATCTTTTATTGTATTCAACATAATGAATTTTTTTAGAGGGGTGGATTTTATTAAATATGTCTTGTAAATATTCTATATTTCCAATTGTAGCAGACAATGCTAAGAAATTACAATTTAGAATTTTAATTAAATTTTCATATATATCTCCATCTTTAGAATTATTTAAATTATGAATTTCATCAAATACAGCATAATCGAAATGTGTTCCAATGCGATGTAAATTATTTTCAATTTCATCAGGTGTCCCTATAAAAATATTAGTTTTATTGTCGAATGAATTTTGTGATAAATTATCTACTAAATAATGTACTTTATATCCCATATAAATAAAATGTGAACCCACTTGATATGCTACAGGTTTTGCAGGACATATATATAATACTTTTTTATGAATAATACCTGTACTCATAGCAATCCAAGTTTTCCCAGCCGATGTAGGTGCTTTAACAATACATGATTGTTTATTATTAACTATATTAATAACTTCTTTTTGCCAATCATCTAGTTTTTTTTCAGGGGTATCCCAAAAGTTCAATGGTGGCAACAGGTATCCTAGTTCTTTCATCATATAAAGTTTATATTCATAATTTTCTAATTTTCTTCCAATATTTTCTAATAAATCTTTAAAATTAGTATTATCAAGATCTTTTAATTGATAATATAATGAAATAATAAAATCCAAATTTGTTTTTTTATTATTATTCCAGTAGTATTCTAATAACATATACTTCATTTTTCGAATTCCTTCGCTGGATTTTAATTTTTCTAAGGATTTGAATGGGTTGTTGACATCTTTATTATTAAATAAAAATTCTAACCTATTCAGATCATCATTTAAGATTTGATTTTGTTTTTTCTTTAATACTTCGGCACGAATTATATCTGCTTTTTTCACTACTGGTTTTTTTCCTTTTTTCTTGGTATATTTTGTATTATCTTGAAGAGATACTTTAATAGTATCTTCTATAATATGTTTAAGATTTGTATTTAAATTAGATGATAAATCACGTATAAAGACATTAAATTTATTTTTATCAATATTTTGTTTTAAAAGGAAATCCATTTTAATGTTCAATTATAAATGTAAAATTATACTTAAATATGTTTTATCTGTTTATATTTAGGTAATAATACGTCTTTAGATTTTTCTAATTTATTAACATCTATAGGGACTAAATTAGCTATTTCATTTAATTTTTTATTGACATTTGGATCTGGATCTGCAACCCCATATGTTTCTATATTTTCATCTAATAGACCGGATAAAGGTTTATCATTAAATTTAATATTATATATTTCATTTTGTAATCTAAAGATATTTAAAAGTAATAAATTAAAAAATATTATAATAACTAAAATAAAAAGACTTTGATATTTCATTATATATATTATATGTTAAAAAAAATATATATTAAAAATGGTATTATAATGATTCCAATAATAGATAACATGCAATTAAATTATACCATCATAAATGATAAAAATATATTGGATAAAAATGTATTGGATACAGCTAAAAAAAAATATAGTGAAAGTAAGGGGTGTGAGTACAATAATAAATAATATATTTAAACTTCTAATTTCATATTAAACATGCCGAAAATCTTTACTATAATATAAGTAATACATAATAATATAACAACGCCATATACTTTATCTAATTTATTTAATTCATTAACTAATGCATCTAACGAACCTATATTAATAATTGTATTATTATTTTTGAATAACCTATAAAACATTACATCCATAATATTAGATCTTGCTGATATATCCCCGCCCTCGCAAGTCCTATTCACATTTTGTACTTTTTCTAATATGTCTGGTATGTATCTAGATAATCTATTAGATATATTTATATAGGAGTCTTTCTTTTCCTTGTTTATTTTATTATATTGTAATAATATAATTGAAATAATATATTCATTTATATCATTACTACAATAAGATCCTGGGTCAGCATACAGATTCTCTACAAAGGTCATAAAGGCTGAATCATCCATGTCTAAAATTTTTTGAACAATCATTTCCAAGAAATTTAATGAATCTTCATTATCCCCAAATTGATCAAAAGTTGTAGTAGCTTTAATTGATTGTGGCAATGGGGCGTTTGCTGTGCCCGGCATTTTATCTAGGACATACGAAAGTGTGTCCTGTATGGATTTGTTAAATATGTTTTCATTAAGATCATGCATTATGTTATTTAATTGATTTGGGCTGCTGTTTTGGGGTGCTGCTGCGCGAGGCGTCCATTTGCATAACTGATGGCCATCTTCGCCAGCCGGCTCACACAACTCCTTACTCGTCTTCGCTTTGCATGACTCGTCTGTGAACCCGTCCGCCCTATCGCCGCTCGCAGATGGATTTTTTGAGCATTCTCCGGTCGAGGAAGCATTACGTTCCTGCCCTTCAACTAATTCTTTATTACATAACTTCGAACTATATATTAAATTACATACTATTGCAACAATACAAAATGCTATGAAGCATTTAATTAATAAATCACTATCCATATATATACTATTAAATATTTTTATTTTTAGTAAGCAAAAGATTCTAAAGATTGCGTATATGGATTATTTTTAAATGCTGCTAATAAGGTAGGGTCCGTGGTTCTTCCGGCGATAGATCTATCATCTAATTTATCTTTAAAGTGTGTAAATTCACAAGTATCTTTTTCAAGATATTCAGGATTCATTCTATCAAAATGAGTTTGTCTATGATTATAATAATCCGATTCAGTTTTCTTAACTTCAATATTATAAGTTTCTTTACTATTATAATATTTATCACCTTCGGGGACAGGATACCTCCCTTGAGCAATAATTTCTTTGGTTGCATTAGTTTCTGCATTATTATAACTTTCATGATTAGTAGGTTGTCCTACTTCTGTCCCCCCTACACCCATATAGTTTTGGTCTGATGATGTGAACTGTTTCTTAGTTTTCTTGATTTCATCATATAATCTCTCAGTAGGCAGATCCATACCGCCATTAATATATCCATTATTTTTAGAATCAATAGTAGTTTGTTTAATAGTTTTCTTAACACCATCCATTAAACCTAATGTGAAATCTTTAACTTCTGTAGAAATATTACTATCATATGTTCTAAGAGTTGTAACATCTCTCTCATTCGGATACATTTGATATGAATCTTTAATATCATCGTTATTAGATTGTTGAATATCTGTCCCGGCATTTCTCATACTGTCCGTAGCAAAATTCTGTCTGGATGAGACAGCATATTTAGATCTATATTGAGGTGCTTCATGGTCACCACCAGTAGCAATACCGAATTCACCCTTATTAAAAAATTGTCTATTAGTATTAGGGATAATTTGTTCGGGCCGTTCTGATTTAGCAATATAAGCACCAGTAGTCGTTAACCATTTATCAGGTGAATTAAAATAATCATTTTCAGGAGTGTGCTTAAATACTTGACCAATTTTGCCTAATTTTTGTTCACCTTTGCCTGGTAATATTCGTCCATCATATGATTGTTTTTGATTATTTAATGTTCTTGTATTATCAACATTATTTCTTTGGGCGAATTGTCGGCCGACATCGATATTAGCAGGATTTTTTTCATCTATCTGTGATACTTGAACTTGTTCAAATGGTAATACATTGGTCATACTATTGGAGACGTACATTTTATTTTTCATTTCGTCAGAATAAGGTTGTTGGCCGTGGACATTTTGTTGTTTATAGTTTTCAAAGAAGGGGCTTTGCTCTTTTTTTCTAATATTATAATCGCTACCACCCTGATGTCTTGATAAATGTCTATTATCATTTAAATTAATATTGGGGGGTGCCTTCGCGAAAAATGGTTCCATTTTAATACCTTGATCATTTAACAAGAAATCATTTTTATCTATTTTGGAACCAGCCGAACTGCTATAAATATAATCTTTCCCTTCTGAATTTCCATTATCTTCCGAATTTAAATATTCTTCTATATTTTGGAAATTAATATTTTTTGCCCCGGGTATTTTTACTTTTTCATACTTATCTCTTAAATTATTTGAATGTTCTTTATTCTGTTGAGATTCATGGAAATAATCAGTTGTATATGTATTATTTTGTCCTGGTAAATCATTGTTAATAGAATTATCTCCGCCACCCTTACTATTATTTTTGTTAAATAAATATCCCGCACCTAATATTCCTAATAAAATAGTTGCTTCCATATTATTATAGTATATAATAATATTTAAAAAAAAATAAAAAAAAAACAATTGAATATAATTAACAATCTTTTTCATTGTCCATAATATCTTGATATGTATCAGAACCAATTCGAGAGAACGGTTCGACTGCATACTTTTGAGGATCTTTATGTAATTGATAAAATCTATTTTTTGCTAAACCTCTTAATTCGCTCGGAGGATTAGTTAATAATGTACTTTCCTCATGGAAAAACCCATCAGGTAAATCCTGATATTCTACTTTCTTATCTGGGTCGGGTATATATTTTTTAGTGGGATCATTGCTATTTACATTGACTATATTTTTCAAGTCTGATTCGGTATCTACTAATGACATATTTTTATTAATAGATACTCCCATTTTTTGTAACCTAACTGTGGGAGCCCATGGATATGCCACACTATTCATTTTTTTAGATATATCTAACATATATAACCCTGTACCAAGTGATTCTCTATTTATTTGTGACATTTGTTCACATTCCTGTTTTAAATATAAATCGTTCATATTATATTATATATAAACATTTAATTTACAGCGTTTAAATTATTATTTGTATTATTATTATTATTCGAATCTTTATAATTACACCTTTGTTTATAATCCAATTGTTTAAAAATATCTCTAGAATTAACACCTCCTCTCACCCACTCTTTGGCATTATCTTCAGGAATAATATGAATAGAGTTTTGAACCTCTTTAGATAATCTTGGAATCATTGGGGTGAAGTAATTACCAATAGAAACACCTGATAATACATTACAAGATTTATCACCATGACTAGTTAAATTACCACCTTGTATAACGGATTCAGTATCAACATCAAATGAACCTTTACCAAAGAATCCTGCATTATATTCTTGCGGCAATTGATTTCTATAATTTTTATTTGTAAGTAAATCAGAACGCAATGCCGAATCATTATCAATCAAACAACCTCGTTCACCCATATATCCTGCGCCAGCATTAAAACTTATTGCAGGCTGAGATAATTGTAAATCTCTAGCAGATTCTAAACCGCACTCGCATCCATACATATTATCTAATTCTCTTCTGCCCGGACCTAATCTTTGTTCATTATCGATAGTGGTGGTACCGCCATCAAATCTTAAATTTGTTTGATTAAATAGTGAAAATTTACTTTTATTTACATCTTGTTTTGAACATTCTTGCTCTTGAAATTTAGAATCAACTTCATTAAAATTATTATAACTAGACATTTATATACTTATAAAATATATTTTTTTATATTAATAAATTAATTTAATATCAATTACTTATTACCTGGCCCGCCAGAAACATCTTGAGCACTTGGTAAATTCATATTACATTGAATTCCATTACCTTCTTTGCATGTGGCTGGACTCTTATAGCACCACTCGGCAAATGAACCTTGATCATTTACAATAGAATTTACGGGCATTGTGTGAAATTGTCTGGCACTATGTTCTTTACCATATATATCAAAATTATCTCCATATAATCCTTCATTATAGTATACTTTTTCCAAATCTCTAATTACACTATTATTATAAGATGAACAAGATTGTTGTAAATCACCGACTCCATAATCTAAAAATGTAGGATTCATAAATGGATTATCCTTAGTAGGTATTTTACAACCGGATACGCCACTGTTATTATTAGAACTTATAATAGAATTACTTGACTCCATCCCGCTCAAGTTCGATTCACTTAATCTATGGACGCTCCTATAATTTTTATATAAAAATACTGTAATAATACCTACAACTATTGGAATGAAAATATTATTTAAATTCTTTTTTATTAATGTCATTATAATAAAATAATAAATAGATATTCTAAATATAGCATTTAATTTATCATTAAATTTCATATTAGTAAAAGGTATTACCTCTAAAAAATGATTTTTATTAAATATTATCGATAAATCATTTAACCAAAAATTATCCATATATATATATATATAATTATTAAAAAAAATATAAATTATTTATTTCTTATTTAATTTATTTCTCAAACGTTCTTTTACTATTTCAGGATCATGTGGACCTGTAGAATTATTAGATGATTGGCGGGGCCTTTGTTGATTATTTGATTGATTATTCGGTTGTGTATTCGGTGGCTGCATATTTTGAAACATGCTCATCATACTACTTAAATCGGGACCGCCGCTATTTTCACCACTATTAGCCATGCCACTAATCATACCCATCATACCTTTCATCATATCATTATTATTCATTAGGCCGGATGCTTCTCCAAATAGATTATTCATATCTAATTCTTTATTATTAATTTTATCATTTAATGTAGTATTAATTGTCTGAAACATATTCATCATATTTTCAGGTTTCATTAAATCTGATATATCTGGTTCGGAACCATCTTTGAATCCCATATTTTCTGTAATTTCTTTCGCTAAATTACCAATAGATGTATTATCTACTAAATCTTCTATATCATTTTTTTCTTTATTATCTTTGTCATCTATATTATCACTGTTTTTTAGATTTTCATTAATTTTTTTAATTTTCTTAATTTCTTTTACAGTTTGTTTATCTGTGACTTTTTCATTAGATTCAATTGATTTTAAAACTTCATTAATTTTATCATTAGAATTTCTTGAAATATTTATAACACAAAATCCTTGTAAATATTTCCAAATATTTTCTTTAGTTTTATCACTAATATCTGAATACCAAATTGATTTCATAGAAATATCTTTGATTAAAAATAGTTCTTCTGTAAATATATCGATGCTTTTATTAGAAATACCATTACTATTTTCATCTATATTTCTTAAAAATTCAGAAATTGTTTCATTTTCATCTATTATAATTTCATTTGATTTAAAAATATAAGAATAATTTGTATCGATACATTCTTTATGCTCAGGGAATACTTTACAAATATCAGATATAAAACTTTTAAATAAAATTAATGTTTTATTATCAAGATCCATTTTATATATTAAATAATAAATATATAAAAATTATACGCGAATTATATATTCCCTCTACTTTTCATCATTTGTTCATACGCATTATCATCAAACCTATTTGATTTTTCACCAGATGAAGAACTATTTGAGGGCTCGGGTTTCTTTTCACTATATCCATCATCTAAAAAACAATATCCACCCATTAAACTATTATTCGAGCCACCATCATCATCATTGATATTTTCATATAAACAATCTTCACCCATGCACACCCCCATTATTTCATTATCTTCGCCAGGCTTGTTTTGAGACGGATTAGGTTTTCCCCCTCTATTCAATGTAGGCGTTTGTCTTTCAGGATTTAAATTAGGTGTTCTGGATCCGTCCATCATATTACTCTGGGATTGTGTACCCGCAGGTGGCTGGATAGTAGAAGGTTGTCGGTTTATCATTGGCGGTTCCATATTAGAATGGTCAGAAATTTTTTTTAGATGATGTTGATTGACATTATCAATTAAGTTATACATTCTTTCATCAAAATATAATTCATCATTATATACTAAAGTAGGTACAGAAGTAATAAAATTAGGAATTTGTACAGATTCAACATCAATAATATTAAAATATTGTATTAAATATTTATTATTATAAAATACAACTAATAATTTTTTACAATGTTTACATTTTTTACTAATATAAATATCCATTATTTATAATTAAATATTTTTAATTTATATAATAAACATAAATTTGAAATTTATTTAAAAAATATAATTATATTATATAAATGTCAGACTTTAATTGTGAAATCGTTCAAAAAGAAACCTCTATTGATAATAGACTTGAATTAGATATTAAAGGTAATGAAGAATATGGTTTAGATAAAACTATTATAAATGCTATTCGTAGAACACTATTATCCTCTATAGAAACTTATGCATTTAGAACTAGCTATGAAAATCCAGATATTAAAATAGAAGTTAATAACACTTCCTTACATAATGAATTTATTTTAGATCGTATTGGATTAATTCCATTATATTTAGATTCAAAATTAATTGAAGATAATCCATTAAAATATCTATTTGTATTAGATTTTGTACATAATAATTCGGACCCCGTCACCTTAATTACAGCAAATGACTTTAAAATATATGAGTTAGATTCTACTATCATGAAAAGTGCAGATTATCAAGCCGGATTAATTAAAACTGTTGATAGAGATAATTATTCAAAAGAAGTCTCTCCGCAAGTTAAAAAAGATATATTTAGACCTTTTCAAGATAAATATTATTCAATAATCACCGAGACTAAATCTACAAACTCAGATGATAATATTCAAAAGTTAGTTTTGTATGGAACTCCTTCAGTATCTATAGCAAAAGAAGATGCCCGTTGGCAATCTGTGTGTTGCGCTGCATATTCATTTAAAATTAATAGCGACTTAGTAGAAAAAGTTCTACAAGAAAAAATTTCTTTGAAAAATCCAGAAAATATCGAAGAATTTAAAAAAGATTTTGAAATTTCTCAAGGACCTAGATATTATCACAGAGACCAAAATGGAGAACCATATTATTATAATTTTGATATTGAATCACAACATTATCTGAACCCTAAAGAATTATTCATTAGAGCAAATGAAATCATTATTGAATCTTTAGAAGGATTCACTGAATTTTTAGATAAAATTGTAGAAGGTGAGGATGTCCCATATATTAAATTCACTTATAATAAAGGTGTTAAAAATAACGTAATTAATATGTTAATTGATATGCCTCCTGTAATTACAGACAAAGTTGAATGGCATGGATTTGATGATACATTGGGATCTATAATTCAAGCTCATATTTCTAATAAATTAATTATAGATGGTTCTGTATTAAATATGTGTGGATATAAACGCACACATCCATTAGAAAATAGTATGTTATTCACATTATCAATGAATAATTCAGACGATTTAGAAGAAAAAGAAAAAACAAATAAAATTATTCAAGTCTTTAAAGATTGTTGTGATGAATTAAAAAATATATATGAGACAATTATTAAGAGTCTCTAATAATAATTTATAATAAATGTCAATCTTTTTACATCCATATTTTGTAAATAATCATTAATTAATTTATAATTGATTTTTTGACCAGATGATTTATAAATATCATGCAATTCATAAATAATTGGTTTCAACTGAAATGGTACATCTTTAGTAACAATATCTTTTTTAATAAAATGATTACAATAATTACTATATAATTCATTTCTCATAATTTCATATTTATTTTTATAAACTTCAAATATTTCTTTATCATTTTTATATACTTTTAAATATTCATTTATATTTCTTTGTTTATATAGTATAAGGAATATAAACAATTTATTATTTTGATTTGGTTTCAATTCAAAAATATATTTATAATCATCTGTAATATAAATATGTCTTGAACCATTTTTGATAATATTATATCCTTTATCATATTTATGAATATCTAATTCTTCTTTTTTTAGTTCATGATAATTTTTATATTCTTTAACATAATTAAATGTATATTTATTATCATTTAAATTAACTTTATTAGGTACACCATTATCTAAATTATATTCTTCTACTAGAATTACTTTATTTTCTTCCACTGGCGTGATATTACTATTATCTTTATGTTGAAGAACAAATGAATATGAATTATTTTTATTCAATTCATTATATTTATCAAAACATTCATTAAACATATCTTTAAAAGATTTCTTAGAATTCTTATTCCAATAATTCTTTGCTCCAATATATGATCTAGTAGATAATGTCCATTCATTATTATGGTAAAATACATTAACCATAGTACCATCATACATTCTAGTAATTGCTATATTGTTTTCTAATAAAATAGTGTGAGTAGATTTATTTGATTTCATAGGTGAAATACACACTACATTATTAGTTTTTTGATTGATAATGATTGATTTGAATAATTTAGTAAATTCATTTAAATTTGTTTTATCATTATATTTAATTAGAGATAAACCTAAAACATTATATGTATTAATTTGCAGTCCCATATTTTTTAATTTAACAAGATAGTCATTATTTTGATTTATAAAAGTTTGAATTTCCATTGTTTATTCTATATTATTTTAAACTTTTAATTTTAAGTATTAATTAAAAAAAAATAAGATATATATTATATTAATATGAGTGAAAATTCTGATAAAAGTCACGAGGCTGAAATTATAATTAACCAAGATAAATCGGACGACCAATCAGAACAATCTTCACTTGATTCATCTAAACAATATGAAGAAGATTATGATATGGGTGGCGATCACGGAGATAAAGATTTTGAAGTAGATAACGAAACACAAGGAGATTTGGGTGGTCTTATTACAGATAAAATAAATCCTAAATTATATATTACAGGGTTGTATTTATTAATATTAGAAAAATCAGATAAATTTAAAGATTATATAGGTGAAATAACCGAATTAAATGAAAATTATTTTATTCTTAATAATGAATCAGACCAAAAAATTTTAGTCAATTTGGACGAGGGACAAATTGTTTATAAATTACCTGATGATACAAATATTATAGATATTTTAAATATTAAAGAAGTAGATCCAGAAGATGTTTTAAAGAAAGATGATGACATATTTAAAGATGATGAAATAAAATTAAATGTAGAAAAAGTAGATAAGCAATTTAGAAAATATAATGAAACCGAAATAAAAGAAGATTTTATATCTGAGATTATAAACTTATATAATATTTTTGATGATGAATTATTAATTAAAAAAATAACTGATATGTCATATTCATTTTTTGATTTAATAAAAGATAATAAATCTATTTCTGATATTGATAGAACAGATGCATTATCTTTTATTAAATCAATGATTAATAATAATGATTTTGAATTACCATATTATATATTACCTATAGTTGCTTTAAAGAAAAAAATATATGAAGAAGGCGATGAAGCAATTATTGGTAGTGAAAATATTATAATTTCTGATGTTGATAAAGAAATAGTAGATAAATATAATTCAATGTATGCCGATGGAAACGGATATATTAAATCATTAGAATCATTATTTAGTACTAAATATAATTCTTATATTAATAATTTAGATAAAAATGGATTTATTATTAATTATCAAGGACATATTATTAGAGAATGTTTCGAAGATTCATGTGTAGGGTTTAATATAAATAATATTAATAATTATAAAATAGATTTATTAAAATCGAGGGAAGAACTATTCACATTAGATAATTCTGAGAAAAATATATATGTAAATTCAGAACAATTTAATATTACAGGCTTATTATTTATACCAGAACATTTGAGTAATTATAGATTACAATTAGATCTAAAAAATAATCATTTTAATTTATTTGAAAATGTAAAATTATCTCATAGAAATTATTCAATTAAATCTTTTAGGGAAAGTTTTTTAGAAAATGATTTCATATCTAATAAAATTAATAATGATTCATTAAAAGCAAAGTATAATAATCAATTATCAGCATATTTATTTGATTTAGAAAATAATATTACTTTAGATAAATTATCAGAATTATTAAGCAAAGCATTACCTAATAATAAATCAATTATAAATGGCATCGATAAAAAAATATTAAAATATATATATAATTTTGAAGATTTTGAAAAATTATTATTATTTTATAATATTAAAATTAATGATTTATTAGAAGAAGATAAAAATGAAATAATTGATTTAATAAAATCAAATATAAATAATTATGAAAAAATATATAAAAAAATATTAAAATCAGTTATAAAACCTTTGAAAAAAGTAAAATATATAACAAAAGAATTAAATATACATGAAAAAATAAAATTATGTAGAGAATATATTCTAAGAAATACAAATATTGTCGAGAGAAATTATTTATTAACTAAATTTATAAAAATATATTGTAGAGAAGCGAATAATCTCACTGAAAATAATAATTGGTTATATTCTAGTAAAACTAATGAACAAGTATTATGTAAACATTATTTATATTCTAGTAAAATAGACAAGAATTCCGAATATTATGATAATTTAAAATCATTATTTTGTCCGCAATCCGAAGATGGACATATAACTTGTGTAAATTGTGGTCATTTAATTGATAATGTTGATTTTTCATCATTTCAAGGATATAGTGATGGAAAAGTCGTAAATACTACTGCAGCACTAGAACAAGATGTCATTGTTAATGCATCAGAAGGTAACACTGAAATAAAAAAGAATATAAATGGAGTTTTGAAATATTTAGGTAAAAAATTATTCCCAGATGATTTAGAAGGTATTGTTGAAATAATGGCGATTTTTGATAATGATAAATTAACCGATTTCAGATATAATGAATCCAATTATATTAATAAATATTCAAAGAGTTACGTATATAAAGGTAAAGATGGTAAAGATAATCCAAAACTAAAAAAGAAAATAATCAAAAATTATAAAAATTATCTAACTGATTTGAACAATTCTTTAGCAATTTCATTTCTAATATTTATTCATATACAAATCTCGAGCAATATTTACAAAGATAATATTAGTGAAATATATAATGTATTAAATTATGATGAAAACGAAACATGGAAATTAATATCTACAACTAATAATCATAAAAGTATTAATAATAAATTAATAGAACATATAGAAAGAAAACTTCAGACATCATTGAAACAAATCAAAGAATTATTATTACATAAAGAAGATATTGATGATCAATTTGAGAGAGAGTTTATTAAAACTATTAAATATTTCTTGCAGCCACAATTTAATTTATATAATAAAATTAATAGATATTTTATATTAAATAAAAGTACTGGTAATGAATTTACTAAAGAAACATGGCCAACCTATAAACCTATTTATGATAATAAACTAGTAATGAGTATTAATAAATATATTTCATCAAAAGATCAAGAAATGAAAGATTACTTTATAAATAATGATTCATTCGAAAATATATCATTATTAAAAGATATTAATAAAATCGAACCTAAATTTATTGAATATAAATTGCCTGTGTCTACATTAATAGGCAATCAATCATATAAAAGGTTATATATGTATTCATTAAAATTAAATGGTAAATCCAGAATATTCCCTATACTAAATTTATTAGCAAACAAATTCTTAGAAGATATTAATGATAGAAAAATAAATGATTTATTTACTAAATGTCATTTTAAAAACAATAAATTTACTGAAATTGATTATGATAAATTAAAAAGTATTATAATTGGAGAAATAACTAAATATGAAATAGCAAACACAGAAGATGGAGATAATATTTCTAAATTCAAATATATTAATTTAAATAATACTGATTATTTATTATTAAATGGTCAAATAAAAACACACTATAAATATATTCCTGCTGAAATATTTATTGACTCTAATTATGAAGAATTGACTAATAATAATGGTGAATTTTTAAAAAAATTATTCAAAAATTATTGTATTGCAGATAATGATGAATTAATAGTGAATACTATAGATGAAAATTTATTAAATTATTATTTAATAGATTATAATGTAGAATTATCTGAAAATATACCCGAATGCAAAAAAGTATCTATACCACCCTCAGAAGAAAATTTTATAAGAATTATGGAATATTTACCAAATAAAAATAAATTAATATTTAATCAATTAAATTATATAGAATATACCGAAAAATATTCAAATGATGACATATCAATATATCTTAAATTTAATAAACTTATAGAAAATAGATTAATAAGTTTTTTTAAAGATAAATATTTAGATGATCCTCTATTAAATAATATATTTAAGACAATAACGGATTTAAAAACTTTAAAAGAAAATCAAGAATTAATTGATGATACAACTTTTACAAATAAAATAGATGAAATATCTGTAAATATAAATGATAATTTACAAAATTATTTTGAAAATATTGATGAATTATTTGAGCAAATATTAATTAATGATAAATATAATCAAAATTTTATAGCGGACAATTTACAAATTAAAAGATTCAAATCAATCCCTATATCTGGATTAAATAATGTAGAACATTCATCTAAAATTTTAAATAAATTAACAACTGATATTAATAGTCCATATATATATAAACGGTTAATAGATGATATTTATTATACATTATCCTGTATTAAAAATAATAAACATACTTCTAAAATTAAAAAAGGTTTATATAAATTAAGTGATGCAAATAATGATTCATTTAATGAATTTTTAACTATTAATAATTTATTATGTCATGATGATTTATTCTTTAAAAGAAGTCAATCAGAATTAGATAATGGTTTGAAATATAAAGGATTTAAACAATATTTTCATGAAAATAATTTAATATATTTTGAAGAATTATACGACTATATAAAAGATTTTAACAATAATTTAGATAAGTTGAGAGGAATATCTAATAATTTATTAGATAGTGAATTTGCATTAAAAATAAATAAATATATATTTGTATTTATAATTAATAAGATTTCAGATTATATTAAAGGTTTAATTGATACTGATTCAGATATTTATTTATCATTAAATTCTAAATTAGTTGAAGTAAATAATGAAGAAATAAATATAGATAATGCAATTATATGTTTGAGTAAATTCTTATTAGATATTTTAATAAATATGTATGAAAAATATTATGATATAAATTGGGTTTATATAAGTGAAGAATTACTAAATAAAGCAGTTATGAAACAAGTATCTAGAGAAAAACAAACTTATTTGAAAAAAACTACACAAATGACCAAAGAACAAAAATATAAAAATGATTTAATGAATGGTATGGGCAAGGGGACTTTGTATAAAGAATCTGAAAAAGAAAATACCAAATATGCCATGAGTGATGAATATGAACAAGAAACACTTAAAACTAAAAATGAACTCCTGAACACTGGTGCCGTTACTGATGATACTTATCAAGAAGATGAAGGATATGATACTCAATTATATGATCAAGCAGAACAAGATGAAGGTGAAAGTGATAATTCTTAAGGATTTAAAAAATATTATAATATAAATATGGATATAAAATTTATTTTATTAGTTATTGGATTATTTATATTTACTCTGGGATATGTTAATCAAAACAAATATAATTGTAATATAAATCCATCATTGAATAAAATGCAAGAAAGAGATTTACAAAAATTATTTTACGATAATAGTGCATTCTTAGATTATGAAAGAAATATTGAAAATGAAGATGGTACAATAGAAAGAACTATAAGAAATATAGGAACACGTCCTGAAGCTATTATGGTAGCAAGTGACAAGTTTGTAGGCGATGGAAGCGGAGGTCAATCATCTGAATACGGTAACAATTACGGACAGAGATAAAATTATTTACATACTCTATAGAAATAATTAATTCCAGATTTCTCATTATTTCTTGTAATTTTACATAAATCACCAGGAGATAATCTTATTAATTTAGCAATGATATCATTTTTTAATATAATCGGCAACTGTGAAATATTAGCATTACAATCTTCTAATATTTTCCCTATTTCTTCTTTATTTCTAATGACATCATGTTTCGGTACTAATTTGTGATCTAATAAATTATTTGTTAAAGAATCAATATCTAATATTTGTATATTTTTAAAATGTTTAATATTATATTCATTATTTAATTTAATATTTTTTGATTTTAATCCGTCCATTATATCCTTATTCAATCCATTAACTTCTAATTGATTTTGTAATTCTATATTAAAATTATCCATAGCTATTTGAATAGTCTCAGATACTTCTTCGTTAATTATTATAATAATACTATCATTCTCTTTAAAATATTCTTCTTCATATAATTTATTAATATTGTCTATTAATGATTTTTTACTAACTTTTCCAGCACCTGAATCAGGCGACATATCTGGAAATTTATAATATACCACATGTAATGAATAGTTTTCAATAACTTTATGTTTTAAACTAAAGTTACAAACAAACCCATAACCATACTGTTCTAAACCTGAAGTATTACTATAAATACTATCAAGTTCTTTTAATGAATAATCCGAGATGGGTATAGTATCCCATTCAGTGCTTAAAATACTCTTTAGAGTATATCTTGACCTATTGATTTTTTCAGTTATTTTCATAATTATATATTTATAATATAATTAATTTTAAATCAAATTTATATTTTATAAAAATATATATATATATGGAAGCATTAATTCATTCTATAGAACATTTATTACATTTTAATAATGAGCAATCCAAATATTTAATTAATAATAATAATAATAATAACAATAAGAATAATAATAATAATAATAATAATGATAAAGAAGTATGTAAAAAACCACAATATAGACCTAATTATTGGAATAATTTAGACCCTAATACCCGGGATTATTCAAATTGTTATTCATATGCTTTTGATAGATATGAAGTGGACGCTGATAAGAAGTTACAACCAGGTGAATTATCTGTGGGTAAATTTAATTCATATAATTGTGATGAAATATTAAATAAATTAAAACAAGATTATAATACATATAATATTATACAGGTTACTAAAGATTATAAACCTCCATGTAATCATTATAAAATTGCTTTAGTTATAGATGATACCGGAGATGAACAAGATTATCATTTCTATAGACAAGATGATGATGGATATTGGTCACATAAACCAGGCAAAGAAAATGTGAGAAGAATGGATGCTTCTGGAAATATGATTACAGATCCAGCTATAGCTGATAGAAATTATGATAAACAAGACGATAATACTAATAATGAAACTGATAATAATTATTATAAATTTTGCGGATATTATTCAGTCCCATATGAAGGCGGTCCATTTAAAAGATATGCTTAATCACAAAAAGTTGTATATATGTTTATGTAGGTCCAAATATTATATCAGTAGTACCATATCCGATGCTACCGATTACTGTTGTAATTTCCGGTTCTGGTGACGCGGCGTCTGTGGCGCGTACATGGCTTCCCCCGAGCCAACTAATATTTCCGGTGATTGGATTAGGATCCCCCTGCCAGTTATTATCCGCATTTACTGGAACGTTCGATGCGTGCGTGAAATAACTATATCCACCCCGCGGCCCGGTCCACGGAGAAGGTTTAGCTAATCCCTTAAAAATAATACGATAGGTTGAATCAGCAGCAACGTCCAATGGGGGGTCCAACGTTGTATATTTTATCCGAATAGTCAAGGCCGTAGAAGAATCGCCGGCAACATCAGCAGTTTGAAGCGCCTCATCCACCCCATCTTCAAACACACTGATTTTACCCCCCCACCTACACTGTGCCCCAACAGCATAAATCTTTCCCGCAGTATGAAATTTAAATACTGAACCCATACTATAAGTAAAGTATAAGATGGCAACCGTGTGCATAGTTGTAAAAGGATACCCACTACTAGCGATCTGTTGACCATTAAATGTTGTGGCGGTTCCATCAATACCAAATACCCCTGTGTTAAACAGACCAAACTCGAGCTTCAGATCCTTCCCCTCTCTCCCTTTCAAAACAATACTCAAGTCACCCGCGATACATTTTAAAACATTAGAACCATTCACTATATTTTTGACCATATAATAATAATATATAAATTAAAATATGATTTATTCTACCGAATTAATTGAAAATTCAGCAATGAATCTTCCATGACCGGCAGGATGCAGGTGTAAATTTGGGTCGCCTGCAGTTATTGTCAGTACACTATCGTTCGATTTGGTAAATACGATAGCGGCAGTGAGATCGTTGATATCAGACAGTGTAGTATCAGTACTAAAATATATTGCCGGTGTTGTATTCTCATGATGTGCCAGAAATTCGCCGTTAATTTCCGTCGCGGCGATGGCACCCCCCTCCTCGTCCTTCATATTTAACAGCCCAGTGAACTTTTCCCCCGCCGTAATTGGAAAGATGCCTGTCCCAGTAGAATAATTAACGGGGTCAATCCCGGTCAAAATATATGAGTTATTATAGGAAAAACCTGATCCATGGAATATAGGATAACTATTTAGATTTGTAATTTTACCAGTTATACTACTAATCTTTCCTGGATTAACATCACAAACATAATTAAATTTCTTTGCTTTATGTAAAACTGCGCTGTTATTTTCAGTGACTGAACTATGTTCATTTGGAATAATTATTGAATTATATATTTTATCATTATTATTACTTGATGCAACTTTAGAATTAATATTAAATTCATTAATTTTTAAAACAAATGCTGAATTTCCTGAATCATTTGTTATATTACTATTAAAAGTTACGAAATTATCTAAATACACTTCCGATTGCTTATCTATAATTAATGGTTCTAATAATGGTACATTAAATTCACCAGCACTTCCTAAATGAGTAGCACCTGTTGCAGAATCATCAACATCCAATATTAAAATCTGTTTACGATTTCTTGTATTTCTATATCCAGTATTATTATAAATCCCGTCCATTTATATATATATAATATTTATATAATATATTTATTTTTATTACGAAATTAATTTATTTAAATTAAATTATTGTTGAGCACATTGTTGCTGCTGCATTCCTGGATTATTTTCTTCTTGTTGTTCTTCATTTTCTTGTAAAACTTCTTTATATTTTTCATATGAAATATTTGGATTTTTTTCTGTTAATTCATATACTTCAAATTCTGTTTCTATTTCATCTATTTTTGTATGGATTTCTTTATTAAATCCTCCATCTAATAATATTTTATTATCTATAGTTATTTTATCTGGGAATACAATATTAAATGTTATATATAAATCACCTTTAACCATAGGATTATTAAAATCAGGTAATCCTTCTTCTTCAATACAATGTACTAAATTATTTACTATATTTTTATAATAAAATATACCATTGCCTCCTTTTTTACTTTTTAATAAAATATCTAATGATTCTTTATAAAAATATGTTTCTTGCCCCATAACAATAAATCCCGTAATATTTTCATTTTTAAGTTGTCCTTGTTCTATTACCTTTTTAATTTCTTGTTCATCATTAATCTTAGCTTTGGCAAATGGTTCTAGTGATAATGAACAAATCATATTTTTCCATTCGCATTTAGATTCTGAATTTACATCATAATTATTTGGTTTAATTACATAATTAGATTTCATTAAAATATCTCTATCAAAATGTTTAATAACCATATTAAATCCATTTAATGCTTCAATCAAAGATATATCTTTATTTATGAATAAATCATTACCTTTCCTAATAAAATATTCATCTTCTAATACTTTCACAATAATATGTAAATCACCTGGATCTCCATCTAATACATCATCTCCTTTGTCAAATATTTCTATTTTATGGTTATTTGGAACTCCTTTTGGTATAGTTACTCTAATATTTTCAGATACTTTATTTACTCTATATTGCTTGCCTTGACCTCCACAAGTATTACATGGTTGCTGGACTTGTTGAACCATCGGACCCATTCTCATAGTTTGCGTAACCATACCTCGTCCTTTACATGGAACACATGTAGAAATATTATCTGTATCTATAGATTTTCTAGTAATAGTAATATTCATATTTTTTCCATTAAATATATCTTTTAATGATACTTGGACATCTTTCTTAACATTTTTACCTTTTTTATTCATATTATTACCCATGGGACCTCCACTAAACATTTGACTGAACATATCATTAGGATTTTGACCATTCCCTTCTGATTCACCGTGCTGATCATAATTTCTTCTTTTGTTTTCGTCGGATAAAGTCTCAAATGCTTTAGATATTTCCTTGAATTTATCTGGATCACCACCTTTATCTGGGTGATATATCATAGCTAATTTATGATATGCTTTTTTAATGTCTTTATTAGAAGCAGTTTTACTCAAACCTAATATTTTATAAAAAGATTCATTATCTATGTTTTGATTCATAGATTGATTAAAGAACATAATTATATAATAAAATATTGATTTATTTTTAAATCAATTAAAAAAATTATTAGAGTTGGATATTAATATAATGACAACGACTAACATACAGAAATTTAATAGTATTTTTTGATTATCAGTTAAATTATATTTATCTATTAAAGCATTATAAGTTTCCCAAGTGAATATCCAAAAAAGTATAGTTAATAAAAAATTATACCAACGATTCAATTTCATCTATATATATTTCTATAGATAATTATCTTTTTTTAAAAATAGTTTATTTTAAAACATTATGATAAGTTATCCCGATGTCTTTTAATTCTTCATCTTTCCATAATGAATAATCTTCTTACCTTAGAGACATCAATAATTTGTTTAACCGGTCAAACATTTGAATGATATTTTTAGATTCATATACCATATTTTATTATTGATATGAAATGTTTATCCCGCCTCATCAATCCATGTCCCCTTTATAGAATCAATCATCCATCCGTCGCCGGTCAATCCTACAAGTTTTACAAAGTCACCCTTTTTCTGTGTTAATTTTGTGTTGATAATATCTTTATTGTCGGTCCCAGAACTGCCTGCTATATCAATTAAAAATTTATCGTCGTCGTCTGGCGATATAGTTAAGAGACCTGTCCCATCCGGGTTGTCATTAACAATTATAAATACAACGAAGGCGGTGACTGGCGGTAATGTAATAACTATAGGATCACCAGTTACACTAACATATGTTCCGCCCGCGATCGTGACACCGTGTGCGGCGGGGTCGAGAGTTGTGTCATTTGTTAGTGATACCATATTGCGGCCCTGCTGGAAGGTCCCCGTAACCTCTAAATCAGTTAAAGCGGTCGTATTCTCAACCTGTAAATTCTGAAAGTGTCCATCTTTTAAACATCCAGTTTCAGCCATATTTTATATTATATGAATATAAAAAAAATATTAAATGAACTTGTTATATGTTTTGACTTTTATTTGGCGATTTCACAAACATTATGATAAGTTATTCCGATGTCTTTTAATTCTTCATCTTTCCATAATGAATAATCTTCTTACCTTAGAGACATCAATAATTTGTTTAACCGGTCAAACATTTGAATGATATTTTTAGATTCATATACCATATTTTATTATTGATATGAAATGTTTATCCCGCCTCATCAATCCATGTCCCCTTTATAGAATCAATCATCCATCCGTCGCCGGTCAATCCTACAAGTTTTACAAAGTCACCCTTTTTCTGTGTTAATTTTGTGTTGATAATATCTTTATTGTCGGTCCCAGAACTGCCTGCTATATCAATTAAAAATTTATCGTCGTCGTCTGGCGATATAGTTAAGAGACCTGTCCCATCCGGGTTGTCATTAACAATTATAAATACAACGAAGGCGGTGACTGGCGGTAATGTAATAACTATAGGATCACCAGTTACACTAACATATGTTCCGCCCGCGATCGTGACACCGTGTGCGGCGGGGTCGAGAGTTGTGTCATTTGTTAGTGATACCATATTGCGGCCCTGCTGGAAGGTCCCCGTAACCTCTAAATCAGTTAAAGCGGTCGTATTCTCAACCTGTAAATTCTGAAAGTGTCCATCTTTTAAACATCCAGTTTCAGCCATATTTTATATAATATAAATATAAAAAAAATATTAAATGAACTTGTTATATGTTTTGACTTTTCTAGGAGTGGTCGAAGAATCTATGGCCCACGCTGCTTATCTGGCCGTTCCCATAACCCGATAAGACGTAGGACACAAGCCATTGTCCGTCCGTATTACAATAAAAAGAAAACTCCGCCCCGCGATTGAGCTGCCCATTGGAGGACCCCTTGGTCATACGCAACCTTGTGCAGGTGTCGGAATTTAGGGGAGTCGCCGCCGTGCCCACGCCGTCCGGATGCCCAACCACTAGATCTATATTTAGCATGCCAGTGATATCCCTATCATTTTTGAGGTCATGGGGTAAGTGCCGGATGGGGGGAGGGTCGGGTCCCGGGAGGGCGACGACAGCCGGCGAGCGCCCTCCCGGTATGTATTGTGGGGCAAATGTGCTCCCTCCGTCGCCATTCGTCGGAACCGTGGAGAATCGAATTTCCCCATAATTGTTCCCGCTTGTTCCACTCTCAAAATAGCGGAATCGCATTACCACAAGCACACCCGGGACAGCGGGAGGAAGGTGTAGGAGCGCGTGGCCCCCCACGGCGCTCCCAGTCCACGTCGTCTCGTAAATCGTGTCGGGCGACAAGTCGACTCCGTTCGAGTCGACGAGGTCGGCATGGTCCATACTGATATAGTCTGTCATATAATCAAGTCCGCATCCGGCACCTGTTACAAACCTCATATATTTGTGTTGGAGCAGTATCTCGCTAGGAACTGACAAGGTACCGTGGACAGTGAGGGTGCGGTTGAAGTAGGCGTTACCGACATCGAGGTTCCCTACCAGAGATGTATTCCCGCTGACCTTGAGTGTGTCGCCGGCGTCGACGGTCCCACCACCGATGACCAGGGTGGTTCCCACAGTCGCCGCCCCCGCAGCTAACAAGGTACCGTTGCACTGGATGTTGTCGCCGGTGTCAGACCCCAAAGTCGCAGACCCAGCGACGTAAAGCCGCGCGCCGCCAAGGGCGCTGAGGGATTGTGCGGGTCCACCGATGACCAGGGTGGATCCCACAGTCGCCGCCCCCGCAGCTAACAAGGTACCGTTGACAGTGAGGTTGGTTCCCACAGTCGCCGGCCCGGCCTCGACGTTGAGGGCGGAGCAGGTGACACCTGTTAATACCGTCTGGCCCTCGACGTGCAGATAGCCATCATGCAGAGTTGTATCCCCGCTGACGTCAAGTTTGCTGTTGAGGCTGTTGGTGCCACCACCGACAACGAGGTCCCCGGACACGGCCGCATTACCAGTAACACTTAGCTTGACGAGTGCGAACTGCTCGATCGTCCAAGGGTGCTCCCAGTACGGTCCGTCAAAAACAGCAGTGGGATCGATGAGGTGGTGGTCAAACCTTATAGCTGTGAGGGTGGATGCCAGACCCGAGGACGAGGGCGCCGAGTTGAACACATCGTATATTGTAGTACTTATGATGAGTGGTTGTTCTCCCAAGGCCGCGGAAGGTGTACCTTTTACCGTGATATATACAATATCCCCCGCCCGAGGGGGCACGCCGCTGAAAGTGGTCGACTGGAATATGTATGCAAGACTGTGCTCCCGAATCACCCCGTTCAATATGAGGTTATCTACGAGGTAACCCGAACCAGTACTAAAAGTCGTCGGATCACTGTCCATCGGAACCAACGGGTTCAGCTTCGCGACCCCGAACGTAGTAGGAGTAAAGGTATACCCTGGCGTTAGGTAGTGTTGTGGAACTGGCTGCGTGTCCGTTGTTATCGGGCCGATCTCATAACGGGTCGCCAAGATGTCATCGACGGCAAGATTATTGGATAGGGCCGTGGCCCCAGTGACGGTAAGATCCTCGGATATAGTCGTGGGGCCGGAAACGTCAAGAGTTTGGAGCATAGGGGTGGGGCCGTGGTGGGGGTGGATGGTTTCGTCGATGATGATGTTCCCAGATATTTCTAAATTCTTAAAGTGGCCGTCTTTTAAACATCCAGTTTCAGCCATATTTTATATTATATGTATATAAAATAATTTATGGAAAATTAACGAATTAATAAATATTCTTGGCCGCGGAACTATTTTAATTTTTTTTATATATTATATTATATTATATAATGGCCGGGGGATTAATGCAATTAGTAGCTTATGGCGCACAAGATATTTACCTTTCTGGGAATCCGCAAATGACTTTCTTTAAAGTCGTCTACCGCAGACACACTAACTTCTCCATGGAGGCAGTCAAGCAAACTTTCGACGGGACTCTTTCTGCAGGAGAATCAACCCTTAGTTACACTATCTCTAGAAATGGTGATTTAGTTTACAGAATGTGGTTAGATGTTAAGATGGCATCTCAGGGTGTGGAGGAGGTTCCCGACCCTGATACACAATATTCAAATTGGACGAACAATACTGGTCACGCTTTTGTTAAAGAATGTGAAGTTGAAATTGGTGAGCAAAGAATTGACCGTCATTATTCTCAATGGTTAGATGTATGGAATGAATTAACTGATCATGAAGAATCTGAATGGATGGGTCTTAACAAAAACAGCGCCAAGAAGTCTTATTTGCGATCCTCGGAGGGGTCTGGCGCAAATGAGGCCCTTCAATTATATATCCCTCTTCAATTTTGGTTCTGCCGTAATCCAGGTCTTGCTTTACCTTTAATCGCTCTTCAATATCATGAAGTTAAGGTTAAACTTACAACTAGATCTATGAATGGATTAGTTAATATTTCCTCCGGTTTGGGGACGAACCCTTCGTCGCCGACTTGTAATTTATATTGTGATTATATCTACCTTGATACTGATGAAAGACGCCGATTTGCTCAAGTATCACACGAATACTTAATTGAACAAGTTCAAAAAGTGACAAAAACGACTGCTTCTACTAGTAGACAAAGCGCAGTAAATCTGATATTCAACCATCCTGTCAAAGAATTAATTTGGACAGCCCAATCACCTATGTTGGCGGTGGAGAGTGTTCCCCCACATGGAGTTGCCGATCCGACCTTGCCGGATGTGAATATCGGTTCATGGCATAATGACTATTTCAACTATGGATGTTATGGCGCAGCAGGGGTAAACGAATATATTGGAGGTTGTGAGAGTAACGAAGCATTCAGTTTTATGAGACTCGAACTCAATGGTCATGACCGTTTTTCCAAACGCAAAGCGACCTACTTCAGGACTTGCCAACCCCAACAACACGGTCACAAAGTTCCTTCCAAGCACATATACTGCTATTCATTTGCCCTTAAACCTGAAGAACATCAACCATCTGGAACTTGTAACTTCTCGCGAATTGATAATGCTCAAATGCTATTTGATACGGTTCCGGCGGATACTGCTATTACCGTATGGGCTATCAACTACAATGTACTCCGTATCATGTCTGGTATGGGTGGTTTAGCTTACAGTAACTAAATAATTTAAATCGTGTATATTGATACTTTTTTTTATATTTATAATATATATTAAATATGGGCGGAGGATTAATGCAACTGGTCGCTTATGGTGCTCAAGATATTTATTTAACTGGTAATCCCCAAATCACTTTTTTTAAGGTTGTATATAGGAGACATACAAACTTTTCCATAGAAGCTATTCAACAAATATTTGAACAAAGTTCTGACAATTTTTACTCAGGTGGTAAAAAATCAGTACTTATCTCTAGAAATGGTGATTTAATTCATAAAATATGGTTGGAATGTAAATTGAAATGTGCTGAAGGTTTTTTTGACGCCGCAGAGGACAAAACATACGTAAATTGGACAAATAATACAGGTCATGCTTTAATAGAAGAATGTTCTATAAGAATAGGTGGACAGGAAATGGACAAACATAGTTCAAGATGGTTAGATATATGGAATGAATTAACAGATCATGAAGAAGCAGATTGGTTAGGTCTTAATAAACATGCTGCTAAAAACGCTTATTTAAAATCTCAGAGATCTTTACCATTACCCTCCGCTGGTGGAAAATCTTTAAAATTATATGTACCTTTACAATTTTGGTTTTGTCGTAATGTAGGATTAGCATTACCATTGATTGCTTTACAATATCATGAAGTTGAATTAGATATTAAATTTAGAGAATTAACTGCTTTAATAAACACAGATTACGAAGGCACCTATAAACAAGAAGACTCCACTATAAATGTAAAAGTTTTTGCAGATTATATATATTTAGATACAGATGAAAGGAGAAGGTTCGCTCAAGTTTCACATGAATATCTTATAGAACAAATACAATATAAAGAAAATGATAAATCTAAAACTAATTTTAGAATTGACTTTAATCATCCGGTTAAAGAAATTATATGGACTCTTCCTAATAGCCGTTATGGTCTGAAATATAGTGACAATTCTCCGAAAATAGATGCTACAATAGAAGATGGGGAACATAGAAATGATTATTTTAATTATAATGCGACTGATAATGATAATGATAATTATGTTGAATATATATGTGGACAAAAATCTTACGAGGGTTTTAATAGAGGGACTATTAAATTAAATGGTCATGTGAGATTTAAAGATAGGGACGCTAGTTATTTTAGAATATGCCAACCACAGCAAGCAGGTCATAAAATACCTACTAAACATATTTATATGTATTCATTTGCTCTAAATCCAGAAGAACATCAACCATCAGGCACTTGCAACTTCTCTAGACTAGATAATGCTCATTTATCATTTAATCAATTAAATGATACTAATCAGAATCAAAACATTAATGTTTATGTAGTAAGTTATAATGTTCTTAGAATTATGAGCGGAATGGGTGGTTTGGCATATAGCAATTAGTAATATATTTAAATAATGTCTAACAAATAATACAATGTATTTTTTTTAGGGGATTCTTTTGAGTTTTGTTAGATTTCTTCACAATCCACTCAGATTTATTTACCATCTTCTCAGGATTCTTCACAATTTCCCCGGATTTATTTACCATCTTCTCAGGTCTCTTCACAATTTTCCTCAAATCTGTTTCGCCTAAATTTAGTCTCTTATTTCTTATAGTGTTCCTAATAATAGGTTCATCTTCTTCTAATAATGAATCATATAGTTCTTCATATTTTTTCCACAAATTATCCTTAAATTCTAATCTTAATTCTTTCCATAATTCTGGCACATGGTCCATATTCATACTTATATTTATATTTACTTATATATAATTCAAATTTGATTTATTATTATAATAATATCTACAATGAATATGAGTGAAGATCAAAATATATATGTTATATATAATATATTACAAATTATAGCTGGATTTTCTATATATATTTTATGCTTGACATGTTTATACAGACGAGCAAAAAGTCAAGAAAATAATGCTCCAACCCTTACAAATGTTACTAAAGTAAATATTGGACAAGGGTCTATCCTACCTATCTAAATTTAATATAATAAGGATATAATATTAAATTTAAAGAATATATATATTATATAATGGATTACAATAAATTAGATATTCATATAAATAATTATAGAACAGATAATATAATAGCATTGAAAGAACTATCACTAACAATACTATTCAATTATATTATAGTATATATAAGGCATGATATTAATATTATATTGTGGACATTTTTAAATACACTTATATTAGTAAAATGGTTTATTATATTTCATGATACTGGTCATAATTCTTTTTTCTCCAATAAAAAAATAAATAAATATATACAAAAAATTGTATCATATTTAATATTTACACCATCCAAATGGAAATATGCTCACATCTATCACCATAATAATAACGGGAAACATATAGAATATAATGAGACAATATTTATGACTAAAAATCAATATGCTGAATCATCGAAAATAAAAAAAATAACATATAATATTTTGAGACATCCAATTATATTTTTCATATTTAGCCCATTTATTATGTGGTTCATAATCTATAGAACACCTATTGAATCAAATAAATGGATAGATATTTATAATAAAATGGAAAACACT